TTACAATGTCGTAAATCGGGTAAATGAACGAATTGTAATTTAAAAATAAATTCCAAACAATTTTTTCAAGAAAATCGCGCGTTGTCATAAGCGGATTCGGTGCAAACTTGAATAGTTTATTTAGCGAATCATCAATTGTCACCGGTCCGTCCGCTGTTCTCCTAATGTGGCGAGGCTGCAGTTTAGAACACTCCTGTGCAATACAGTCAACGCACATCTGTACAACATCAGAAGCGTAAATATTTCTTCCAAACTGCGAAAATAGCGGCGACGTATTGTTTAAAAAGCTGGCATATTGCGTTTGCTCGTTGTTTGGTCTAAAAAGCTTATCAAATATCAACCTTTACCACCGCCTTTTGATCGAATTTTTCCAAAAATAATAGCCATTGCTATAAAGCAACAGCCGCACAAGATGAATCCCGCTGGAACGTAAATTTTAAACGTTCCATATGCTATAAATGCCATCCCCGGCAGCAAAAAAATAACGTCAATCCATTCGGAAAGACGCTTCCATATGCTTTTCTTTTTCAATGCTTCACCTCGCAAGTTCTTTTAAGTAGTCAAACATATTTCTATCTTTTTGCATCAGTTCCAACCTAGTATGCTCCCGATAACTCCACGGCTTATAGCCTATCAGATTGTTAAAATATGCCATGAATGCTTGTGCAAAATATTCTCTTGGGTTTATAGCCGCATATTCGTCAAGCGCGTATCCTTTTCTCCATCCAGTAATAATGTTGCGGTCCCCGTCAGAATTCATCCATTCTTTCGATCTTCCTTTTAAGGCAAGTGCACGGTCTACAGCGTGACCGTATTCATGCAAAACAGTTGAGAATGCCTTTTCGTTATTTCTAACTTGAAAATAGATATCTTCGTCAAATAGGCAAGTTATATTACTTCCCGCATAAAAAGCAGATATTTCATTCGCTGATCTTCCATCATCAAAAAAGGCTGCAGATGGTGATAGCAACCCAATTGTAGAAGGTTTAAAACCTTCATTGAAACAATAAATTTGCATTCCTGTTTCATCGACAAGCCTTTTTATTTTTGGTGGGATAATTTCAAGAGACTGTATAATATAGCGAGCTGTTTTATCATTTGCTACTCTATTAAATTTCAATTTCTCACCCCACATGGGCCAGATAATCCGGCTTGTATTCTTGATAGATAAAATAAGCGTCAATCAGTGCTGCGGTACCGTCAATTCGGTTTCTAGCGTCTGACCTATCTTTCATTGGCTTAATTTGACCGTACTTGTTAATATCCATCGCGGTATTTTTAAAGCAAAATTTGTCAAGTTCATCATCATCATAAACAATCAGCTTTGATTTTAAATCTTGCTCAACTAGCATCATAGGACTTGAAAGCCCAATATGAGACTGCGGAACGCGTTCCAACATTTCTTCCCCAAAATATAATGACATTTCTTTAACCCAAAACTTAGCAAGAGCATTATCGTACCCGAATTTGTATGGATTCATTTTCCACTTTTCGTGAAGTTCAATAAACCATTCCGTAAACAAAGAAAAATCATTTTCATTGCCTTTGCATACGGTAATCTTGCCTTGTTTCGCAAGCGCACCATAGTCTATAAGGTCTTTGCTGGATTCCAACTTTATTTCTGGAATTAAGTATTTCCGCAGTATGTATTTGTGCGGGTCTCCAGGGTGCATAATCAAGGCTTTTGCACAAGCAAGGTCTGTTGTTTCCGCAAGGTCAATCCCGCCAATCATGATGCAGCCGCGCAGATAATCCATAATGTCATTGACCTTTTTATCTATTGCGACGTTTGCAAAAGTAACTGGGTTCTCATATTCTTGCGGGTTAAGCCACGCCGTAGCCGTATTTTGCTTAATATTAAAATCTTTACATAGCGTTAATACCCTTTCTTTTTTGCTGGTCTGTGCTTCGCTTATTCTGTCCCGCAGATAGCGCCACTTTTTAATAACGCCAAGCGACGGGTTCGACTTATACCACGACTTTTCATCCTGCCATATTTCGGTTTCGCTGTCCTGTGTATAAAGCCAAACCATCAAATACGGTCTTGAATCATCCTCACGGCTAAGAACCTTGCGGCCCTCTCCAAGCCGATCATCAAGATACCCACCGTTGACGGTTCCCTCTGTACTGATTTCTCCATAAATTGGTTCGTCCTGACTACTTAAAGCTTTTTTTACAAATGATGGAGTTGAGTTGTCTTTTAATTCCCATACTTCATCGACTGCTCCGACCATAATATTGCGGCTATCTTGCGCACCGGTTTTTGCGGACATTTTACGGATGTTGCCTTTGTTATGATATGAAAATTTTCCACTTGATTTATGGCGAGGATTTCCAAAAAACATACCGCGCACGTTTCCGCGCGTAACACGTTCAAGCGATTTGCTTTCCTGACGCATTGCTTCAATCCCATCATACATAGCCGCAGCTTCTTCGTATGAATTGGACGAACAAAGTATTTTACACCCAAGCGGGCCACAAAACCATTCTGCAAGGCATAAAGCGGCAAAGAATGGGCTTTTCCCGTTTTTCTTCGCACACAATAAAAGAAACTCGCTGAATAATCTACGTCGGCGGTTTAGTTCTTCATCGTAAATTTTAAAACTGTAAAATGCTGTTATAAAAGCTTTCTGCCATAAAAGAAGATTAAACGGAAGTCCGGCGTAAGGTGCTTCATAAAGTCGACATTTTGTAGTTATAAATTTAATTCTTTTTTGAGCGTCCTCCGGTTCGTATGTAATATCTGGATTATTGAAATTGTCCATCAAGATATCGAACTCCTGTAGCATTTCCCGCCCAATAATGATTTCTCCGCTTCTACATTTCTGCATATATTCAATCAACGGATCATCGGGATATTCAGTTGCTAAATCAAGCAAGGTCTTAATCATTTAAATCCACCCGATAGTTCATCATCGCAGAATATAACTTTCTGGGAATATCGCATTTATACTTTTCTGCTACTTTTTGAATAGTCCTTTCTTTTCCATTTTTATACGCTTGAAACGCCTCTGATGAATTTTTAAACGCAGCGTTTATTAACTTTCCATTTTCGTCGTGATATTGCATCATGTAGGAGTTTCTAGACAACGTAACACCTATTGGCAAATTCCCGCGTGCGGCGCTACTCTTTATAAAAAGGATATTTATATTCTTAGGTGCAAATATACAAGTCTCAGGAGAATATACTTTGTTTCCTTTGACTAATATGTCCTTATCAAGATTCATTTCCTCTCTGCTTACGGTATAATAATTTTCATCGTACCAATCCGCAAACTTTTGAAAGTTATGCCATTCATTGCATACTGAGCATCCATTATAGGAAACGTTGTTTGGATTTATCCACGACATATAGCATCTCTGTAGCATCATGCTCCAAACAACATATTGGCGCGTCGGCTTTTGGCTAATTGTAGCATTATGCTTTCCCTCACCTAAGTATCCAACTCCATAAACACTCGGAACATATGGGTTTTTAATACTTCCGTTTTTAAAATTGCTGTGCGTGACAGAATGCTTAATATATCCGTTATTAAACATCACATCCATATCAAGTCTCCCGCGATATGCAATTATTTTCATTGTAGTGCCTTGATTATTAACTCCAATTTCTCCAATTCTGTTCATATTCCACCCTTTATTTCCAACCAAAAATGGGCATAAGAAAAGCCGAGGCGGTTGGAACTCCTCGGCTCACAGTTGCAACTGTGTCTTATGCAATTTATCTAAAGCATATTGCTTTAAACTATAATTAATGCTCATCGGAGCCTGTCGCAAGGTCAATCATGGAGTATCACGCCTTTTTGAATTCTCGTCCTGCATAAACTCGTTTACTTTTCCCCTATCATAGTCTTTCGGATAAACGCAAAATTTATGGCTATCAGGGGCCATGTGAGCAATCAAGCATTTTTCTTCTGTATTCAATATGACCATAAGCGGCTGTTTTTCAGAATCGTAAATTTTAGAACCGACTTTTATTCTCACTGGTGTTCCTCCAACATTTTAAAAAGCTTTTTTCTATAGTCCTTTTTTACTGGTTTCAATTTCTTTGAGCGTGTCCCGCAAAATAAATTAAACGGGTATTGCACATTTGTTGCTATTTTAATAATTGCTGTATTATCTTTAGTTTCAACTTTAAGATTTCTACGATTAAGCATAATTCATTCATACTCTCCCATGTCATCATTTTCTTCTATATCCTGCGCGTCAAGAATTCGAGACAGCCTCCCAATAATAGAGGAATATGTGTCGCAGTTGGAACGGTACTGTTTTGCGGCTTCTATAGGACGCTGCTGTGTTGAATTATTCGGATTAATTCTTACCATACCGGTTTCTGATAGCATAGCACGGAGCACTTTGTTCTCTGAATAGAGGCAAGCGGCATCTTGAATCAGGCCGGAAACTAATTCTTTGCTCTTTTCGTCTGTATCAGCAAATAAAGCAGTTAATCTGTCACCCTCTTTTTGGAATTCAGACTTTTTATCAATGTCTTGCCATGATTCAATGTGTTTTTCCATAATTTTCAAAACCTTTCGGAAATTTCGGAAAATAGCCTGTGCATTAA